CAGCATTGCTGTCAATGTCATTTCCTTTATATGTTGATGTTACATTTGTAGCATCTGTTGCTGAATCGGCACTGTCAGCAGCGTCTACTTTTCCATCAGCATTGCTGTCAATGTCATCCAATGCAGATTGAACATCGTCTTCAAGGCCTTTGACAGAGTTCCAAAGATAGTCAAGATGTTTTTCATTAACTTGATCTCCACCACTGTAGAAAAAGCCAGTGGGGGGAGATTCTCCACTTTCTCCCCAATTTGGAAACCTATCTGTAATGTCCCATGTCATTGTTTCGTGTAAGTAGTAGTGGTTTTAATTCCAGCCTCAGCTAACGCTGCTTTTGCTCTATTATCTGGATCACCATTGATGCCAGTTGAAAGGTCAAGATGCTCAACTGGATTACGGACAGACGGCTCCTTATGTCCGCACACATCTACTGTTTTGCCGTTGTCAAATAAATACACATCGTGTTGTGTTTCGGTGTCGGGCGGGTCATACACCCACGCACTTGTGATGTCTTGGCGTTCGTTATCAATAATACGATACTTCCACGTTGAAAGCATGTTGCGTTGGTATCCAGCGTTCCATAGTGCTATTTCAACAGCGTCAACGTCTGCTTTAACAGTACAGATGTAATCGGCTGTTCCTTTCTCGCGTGTGAACTGAATACCTATCAATGCGCTTAGAACGCTCTGTGCGCTTTTGTAAGCGATTTCTCGAAGTTTCGAGGCCCAATCATCGGCTGGTGACAGATGTCGTTCTATGCGCCGCACAGACGTTGTAAGAGTTTTGAGTTTCATGCAATCGGGTCAGACTTTACCGTCCCACCAGTTTCGATGTTATCAGAGGTGAGTCCTTTAGTTGCGTCATCTGTTTGACCATCTGACTTAACTTGAAATGTTCCACCAACAACATCAACTTTGTGTCCTGCTGGTGAGCCTTTTTGAAGAAGATTTGTGATTTCGTTATTTGTAAAACCTAAATCAGAGTAAATACTTTCTTCTGCACCGACAACAACTGTTGCAGGTTCAGAAACGTATGGAGTATTAAAGTCAAGATTTTGTATGTTTGTAGTCAAAACTTCCGCACAAAATTCTGTAAATTCGTCAAAGGTGGTTCCGATGGTGGATGCGCGAAACGTTGCTTTAATACGGGCACGATATTTGTCATCGTTTTCATTTGATTTTCTTGCCACGTTAACAAGTTTTCCAAACTTATCAAGGTCGTTGCCAGTAGCAGAGTTAATGTGTTGTTGATTATATATGTTTTCTATATCTTGGTCTGCTTCATCAAAAAGTTTTGAGAATACTTCAAATAATTTTCTATTGTTTGAACCTTTTGAAAATAGCAGCGGGTACTCCCACTGTTGTTCTGCCTCAGTTATATTTCTATTTTCGTCTTCAATAACACAACAATTTTCAGTCATTGTTCATTTCAATTACTTTTTCTGCAATTAGTTCCGCTTCTTGTTCTGTTAGTGAATCTGTATTGGGCTGTTGTGAAGAACCGTTTTGACCTTCTTCACGCCCGCCACCATTTTGCCCGACACGTGGGTTGCCTTGCATCTCGCTGTTTTCATTGAGTACAGCCTCAGTACCCATCTGAGCCACGTTGAGTGTCTCTAAGAAGTTCTGTTCCTCTTCACTGAAGTCAGATTCCCAATTGATGTCGGCTTCTGCCCACTCTTCTTGGAGAATTGAACGAGCCTCTTGCGGTGTGAGGATGAAGTCATTAATAGCCATGCCAAGTGTTTGCATGACTCGACTAATCCGCTCGGCTTTGTCAAGTTCAGAGAGTTTGAACAGCGGCCCCCAATCAACTGTAAAGTCAAGATCATAGCCATCGCCAGTCCGAGAGTCAACAAGACTGATTGCCTTCGACGCAAACCGCCGCATGTCGGGGGCAATGTCCCGCTGCCGCATCCGTTCAACCTTGTTGAAATAGTTTTTGATGTCGGTTTCTGAACCACTGACAGTACCGCTCTGTGTTCCAAACAGTACGCTTTTTGTCATTTCAACTGATGCACACACTTGCTCAAAGATGACATCAAAGTATTCTTCGGGCTGTAGTTGCCCATCTGTCTGGAAATCTTCAATATCGTAGCCAGACGGCGTAATTAGTTCCGACTTTGCATTAAGGTTAACCATGTTGTCATTGGCGTTATCCCAATCATCTTCATCTGCGTCTTCGGGAAGTTCAACATGGTACATCTTGGCCGCATATCGGAAAATAGTCTGCATGATCGACCAGTTGCCTTTCTTCAGTCCTCGAAGCAGGTGATAAATAGCCACAAGCACACTGTCGCCTTCCCACCTACCTAACGCGTCGTCATCGAGATCGCCGTCAACTTCGTCGTTAACAGTGTGGTGGATGAACCGATTAGCGTGGTGGAACTTCACTCGCTCAAGTGTTTTGGAACTGTCAACCCACTCTGGCGGGCCAATGAGGTATCCAAGCGGTTCTTTGTAGGTATCGGATTCGGGATCGGTGTCCATTACGATACCAGTGGGGCGAATCTCGTAGTCGTTGTAGTCTAAGTCTTCAATCGGGTCAGCCTCAGCACCCGCTGGAATAGCCCCGTGGCTCGTTTTGTACCGTGCCATGTCATCCAGTGTGATGGTTTCCATCTTTTTAATTCCATCTACCACCACACTGTCTTTTTTGGGGTCTTCCCACACGCCTTCAGAAGAGTCGTCAAGTACAAAGAAAGAAAGTGCAAATCCGTCTCGACGGGCCTTTTTCTTTGCCCGTTTGTAATGGTCTTCCCACCCAATGTTGTCTAACAGTTGGGCTGGATCGCGTTGCCCATCAGCAGTGACCTCGTACCCGTTTTTGAACGAGTCTTCTACTGGTTTATTGACAATGGTTTTGCCGAGCGATGTTCGGTAGAGCCACCGCAGTTCATTGATGTGCGGGTCGCCCATCAACTGACGTGGGTTAATCTCGTCCGAGGAGTCGCCAGTTTGCGTCCCGACACCCGCTGTGCGCTGCTCTGAAAGTTCAGAGTATGTGTTTGCCGACACCTCACTCAACTCAAACGACGTTGTTGAATCGGAGGATTCAACCATCGAATGACTCTTTTGAGAGTCAGAGGTTGTTGAATCAGAAGATTCAACCATTGAGTCGTTAGAAACGTCAACATCAAAATTGTCTGTCATGTATGTTATCCTCTGTTATGTGTTCCAATCTTTTTGAGCGTCCGTCGAGAACCGAACTTCTCACTGCCTACCCACAGATAAACAAATGATTGAAAAAGATCGTCATTCCGATCAGCCATCACCTTCAACTTTTTCTTCCCATCTGACGTTTCCTTACGGTCAGTGTAGGGTGCTGTCAGTTGGTCAATAACTTTCTGTTCAGTCCCTTCACGACCGTCAGAAAGGTCGGCTGCTGGAATGTCAATACGTCCAGATTTAAAGTCGCTCACCATGTTTTCAATCATGTGAGTGCGGGCCACAGTGCAGTATGAAGAGTCTTCAAATCCGCTGTCTGAAAACTTTGGCTCGTCTTTGTCTTTAATATTTCCGTAAATAATTCCACAGACGTTATCGTAGCCATCTGTGTTCCAAATATTGTTGCCTTCTTGTAAATCTTCACGTTGCTTTGCACCGTACCCTTCGTCTACGGCAATGCGGTCAGCCTCAAAGTCACGGATTTTCTCTTCAACTTTCTCAAGTTCGGCTTGTTTATTGAGGTCGGGGTCAACAAATTCAATGTCTCTGATGACAATTGTGTAATCATCATCCATCTCGATGCGTTCACCAACGACAATGACCGTATCTGAAGCACCTTCAGCACTGCCGCCACCCCAATCCACGCCAACAACTACCGTGCTGTCCTCGTAGGTGCGTCGGTTCGCAAAGCCGTGTTCGGGGTCGAAGGCTTCTTCAACGTGTTCATCAGCCAGTAGGTCGTTTTCTGGCGTATAGAACTCTGCAAGCACTTCGTTTTTAAACTTCTTTTCGGAGTATTTCTGCCGTTTGAACTCAATCTTCGCGTCGTCGTGCAGTGGTGAAGAATACTGATCAATGTGCCAGCCCGTAACAGTGTAGCCTTCTATCTTGTCGATAGCTGACTGCTTGGTTTCAATTTCTGCTTCGAGGGCGGCTTGATCAACGTCATCATTCCCACGAAGGTCTTTCAGTTGTGCAACTTCGTGGCGGAGTTCCTCACGTTGTTCTTCAAGTTCGGTGGGAATAAACTCGTCTGCTTCGGACTGCTCAACCCACTCAAGTTCGTCATCATCCCACGTCTTTTGGTCTGACATTTTCCATAGGTCGTGGAAGAATGAGTTACCCATCTTTGGTGTCCCAATAACAATAATGGTGGGGAAGTATGGAACTTGCGGCACGGACTGGTCAACTGCTTCAAGAAACGTCGAAAACATTGACTCATCTACATCTTGGAACTCGTCAATGATACCAAGATGCCCGTGTAGGCCACGAAGTGCGTCGCCATCCCCCCACGCAGATCGGGCTTTTACATCTGCCTCAACGTGGACTGTTTCTCCGTTGTCTTTTTCAAGCTGTCTCTCAAACTTCTGGTGGCTGATGT